CAGGGGTTTATCACAACGAGAAACCATTGAACTTATTAAGAACTATTACGGAATAAAAATTGATTTTAGAACAAAAAAAGGAAAAACACTTTTACAACAATTAGACAAGGCGGTAGAAAAAGAGTATGAGATTACGATTTAAGGGCGGTAGAACAAGCAGTTGTCTTGTGTTTGATACCGAAACGAAAGAATATATTACATTTAACGGAACAGGTAGCAGTATGCTTCATTTAGATACCGCTATGGCGTTGAGAGATTTAGAACTAGAACTTATTAAGAATGGGTATAAGAAAGCGAGCGCATTATGAACGACAATTTAATTAATTTTTTAAGCGGTCAGTCGGTGGTTAAGGTTGAGAACGCTACCGATATGAAACAATTTGTTGAGTGGCTTAACAAGTATGATATTTATGATATTTTAGTAAGCAACCAAGCGTATAGAGATGAATACGCAAAGATTAGTTTTTGGAAGAAAGAAAGACAAAAGTATGGTTGGATACACCCCACTACACCTATTTGGTTTAGTTTTATTGGTGGTCGCTTATGTTGGTTTGGAAAGGGCGCACAAGTTATAGATGAGTTTGGCGACATGAATTGTGTTGTTAGTGCGAGTGATTTATGACCGAACAAAAAGCGAAGCGATTATTTAAGAAACATTATACCTATGCTATGCGACTAAAAGAGGGTGGTAAGGCATGGGAAAGAGAAATGAAGTATTGTGAACAATACAAGCATGTTATAATGAAAGAAAGCGAGGGCAAAAATGAACGAAAGAATTGAAGAAAACGGCACTAATTTAGCAAACGATATGGGGGCTTGTGGTTTTCAAAGCACATTCATTAAGGGCTTCAATAGTCCATTAGGCGATACCTACTTCTTTGACCTAGTAAACCCACTAGACTATGATAAAACAGGGTTAAAAAAGGCAGTTGAGAAATTAGGCGTGGTTTATCGTATTGGTATGACCTTTAAGGAAACAAAAGAAACCCACTACTCTATCTTTGTGAGTAATGATGAAAATAAATCTTTATCGTTGTATGAACTTTTGAATGAGTTTGACTTTAAGAAAATGCTTATCGGTAGAGATGATAAGAACGATATTGTTGAACTTGATTTTGAAAAAAGCCCACACTTATTGGTAGCAGGCACAACAGGAAGTGGTAAATCTATCTTGCTTCATAACATTATTGTTAATCTTTTGGCGACACACGGAAAGCGAAAGGTTGAGTTGCTTATTATTGATATGAAAGGTAGCGAGTTTAGACCTTATGCGAACAAAAAATGCGTTCACTTTTGCGATAATTCATTTGAGGCAAAACAATGGCTTCGTGGCGTAGAAGATTTAATGGCGAAACGCTATAAGTTAAAAGACACTATGGGCGACCACGATATATTCGTTGTTATTGATGAATTAGCCGATTTAATGTTGACCGCTAAAAATGAGGTTGAAACAATACTTGTTAGACTTGCTCAAAAAGGTAGAGCGTGTGGCATACATTTAGTATTGGCGACACAATACCCAAAAGCCGATATTTTTAGTCCTCTTATTCGTGCGAACATACCTTATCGTATGTGTTTGAAAACTGCTACAAGCATAGAAAGTATTGTGGTTTTAGGACACAAAGGGGCGGAAATCTTAAAAGGCAAAGGCGATATGATAGTCAAGTTGGGGCTTGATGAACAACATACACAAGTTGCTTTGCCCGAAGTTGAAATGGAAAACGCTATTATTGAAAGGGGTTGACCGAAAGGTTGACCTCTTTTTTTATGCTCTTTTTTGTGGTAAAATATTAAATACATGAGTGGCTAACCAAAAGTGAAAAGTGAGTATTCACGCCTCTAAAAAGGAAACGCAGGACTTACTCATCTGCTTGGAGATACCACCCGCAAGGCATAGACCTTGCTTTTTTTGTGGCTTTTAGCCCGTATGCGACACTTTAATAAAAAAGGCGAGTATTTATTCACTCGCTCTTTTTTTGTGCCTTAATTCGTTTGTTTTGAATAAGGGTTATTTATCATCATGCTTCTCTATTTCGGCTTCCACGACTTCTATTTCTTTGATTTCGCCTTTAAGTATCTTGTGTTGTTGTAGGTATTTGCGCTCAATTTCTTCGTTGCTTAATTCTTTATCATCTACAATTTTATGTTCTACTTGGTCTTTGTAGCCAAAGTTGTTTTTCATACCGAAGATACCACTGACCGCATTGGTTTTGTTTTCTTTGAGGGCAGTATCATCAAACACTTCTATCATTGAAAAGTAAGTCCTTATGGTATCGGCACACTCTACACTAATCTCGCCACTAACCCATTGAAGCAAGACCGCACGAGAAACTTTTAGGGCAAACGCTAGACCGCTTACGCTTGGCTTCACGCCATCTTCTTCACAAATATTGAGGTATTTTTCACATGCTTCTTCAATAGTCGTAGGAAACATTGGGCTTGGTTTTTTGATTTCTCTAACCTTACGAATGTGTGCTAATACGCTTCTATTCCATGACCTATTTTGTTCGGCTTCTACCTCTTTTAGATATGCTTTATCTTCCGCTTTCATTGTTGGCTTCTTCCTTTTCTAGCAACGCATAGCATGTTGAATGTCTTAAACCATAGACCGCAATTTGCTTAACTACCCAACCTTTTTTGTTATCATCAATGATAAGGGCATTAAGTTTATCGGTATCGGTTTCTTTTATAATTTTGTTCTTTGTCATAATTCAAGCACCTCTTTTAGCAGGTCATATTCTTGCTTTGTGAGAACTCGTTTTTTATTATCATCACAAGCAATTACAAAATCGTTATATGCTTTTCTACTAACAAATAGTAATAAGTCATTAACATCAACTCTTTTCTCTTTAATGATTTCAAATGCTTTGAGGTCTTTTTCAATGCTTTTAATTGTATTCGGCAAAAACTCGCCAATAGTAGATACTTCATCTTTTTCGCAATCTTTCACAAAAGAAAATCTTTTAATTCTTTCCAATGCCTCTAAACTATTCATTTCCAAGCACCTCTTTCAAAAAGTCAAACTTCTTCATATTTTCTTCAATAAACCTAGTGCCATTTTCAGTTATTTCATGGTTTGGTATGCGAATAATTATTGTGTTGTTTTCAATGATAGCAAACTCTTTAATAATCTCTAATGCCATAAGTCTTTTGGCAACATTATTTACATCTAAATACTCTTTCGCTAATTTGGTTTTCTTTTCGTAGTCTTTAAGTGCTTTTTCAATTTCGTTGCACTCAAACGAATATCGTGTGTAAATATCACTTCCGCAACCAACATAAATGGTGGGTGCGTTTTTAATTCTTTCTAATGCTTCTAGTGGTGTTAATTCTTTACTCATAAGTATTACCCCTTGTTAAGCATAAATCTCAAAGCCCAAGCAGGCACTTCGGTAATCGGTTTGCTTCCATATTTAACAAAAGCATAAATAGACCAAAACACACATATACAACCAAATATAAAACCAATAGCCATTAAAGTTATTGCGACAACCATTACTATTCTATTTTGCTTATTCATCTATGTATTTCCCCGTTTCGCAATCAAGTTTTACCGAGTAGATTTCATTAAATCTAATTTCGATAGTTCGTAAGTTAATATATTCACTTGGCGTTTCCTTTTTCATCATTCGATTTAAGCCGTCAAGTATCATCGCAAGAAACATACCCGAATTATTCTCGCCAAACATTAAGTCTAGTTGATGTATCATTTGTTTCATTACTTTGTTTTGTTCCCTGTTTCTTTTAGGGTGTTTTTTTAATTGTGTTTCATCGTATTTAGTCATTGTTTGTTCCCTCCTTTTTGTCGAATGGATATATCGTTATACACTTGGTAGAGTTTTTACAAAACACAAACACTTTGTTCTCATAAATCTTTATTCTTTTGCGAGTGCGATTTTGTTTGTTTAGGTATTTAACCTTTAATGTTTCATCTTCCAATTTATCGGGCGAAATACCATATAAGTAGGCATTTCTAATCAACTTCTTCGCTTGTGAAGTAGTCATGCCAAAGCGTTCTCTTGTTCGCACTAATGAATGTGTTGTGTTTTTTAATTTTTTCATGCTCATAATTTTCTTTTCCTTTTAGGTCGAAACTCGTAAAGTGATTTAAGCATTTCATCAAGCATTTTATTAAGTTCTTCTCTAAACTCTCTTGGGAAAATTATTATTTGCCATTTCAAACTTTCGATACACGCTTTATAACCTTGTTCGTATGACTTTTCTTTTTCAATTTCTATCATTCTTTCATAGATAAACTTTGGGATAATCATTGTAATTTCTCCAACTTCTTAATTATGTTTCTAATCAATTCTTGTCTTTTGCTTGGTTGTGTAAAATCTTTGTGTTTGCTCGCTAAATTATTTGTTATCATCGCACTATCTAAAAAATTATTGTTAATGTAGATGTCCTCTTTTGAGTTCAACTTCACATCTAGGTAAATAATTAAATCAATAATGAGTTGTATTTCTTTTTTAGTCATCAATTTCTACCTCCGCAACGCCTATACCTAATAAGCCCTCCGTATCAGTGAGTTTTAGTGCTTCCTCAACGGATAATTTACTAGCGTGTAAAGACATAAAGAACGACATTGTAATTCCATTAATAAGCGAGTTCCATTCTTCCTTTGTAATTTTAGATTTAATACGCTTACAAGTTTCGCTATGCTTATCATAGCCATTAAAGAACATCGCAAATGTAGTCATAATTTCTTTCATTGTGTATGTGTTGTTATCTTCTTCTAATATTTTTTTCAAACGCTCTAATTGTTTCATTTTTTCTTCCTCACTATTCTTCTACGAGTTGTTTTCGTTTCTATGATTTTTCTATGCTTATACCACCTTAATATTAGTTTCCATTTTTTATATTTGATTTTCACAACAATTCCAAAACCCCCTTTGAGTTCATACGAGCAACATATTTCAAACCCCATTCAGTCCAAATAGCACCATAAACATCTAATTCCGCCATAACAAAAGTTTGCCTATTCTTCGCAAAATCAATCACAAAATCTGGTTTTTCGGTTGGAATAATCACCACAAACTTATCGCACAATTCTTCAATAGTGTCGGCTTGGGCGATTATTTCTTCTTTATGAACATAGTGGTCTTTAATACCCTCTATTTCATAGGTGGTTTCATTTAGTTTTCTTATGATGTTAAACTCAACTACTCTATCTTTTGTTCTAATGTATTTCACGCTTCAATGCCTCCTCAACGATGTCGCACGCTTCTAAATATTGTTTCATATCTTTGATATGTATTTTTCCATCTTTATCCACCGAGAATGTGGTTATGATTTCAAACGCTTCTAGGGGTGTCATTCCACTACCTCTAACTTGATACCAAGTTCTTCAAAGAGTTTTACTCGTTCGCCTTTAAGGGCGTTTCTAATTGTTCTCTCGCTAACTTTTAGTTCATAGGCGCAAGAACTTATCGACTTTACGACTTTTGTTTTCGATGGCGACACGATTTTTATACGAGTTTTTCGTAGGTAATAACCTTTTCTATTCATCGCTTTGCGTAGGTTTTCCCTTGATACACCATAGAACTCGGCTATTTCATCTATATCGGCTTTGCCTTTGGCGACATTCTCAAAGTCTTTTTCGTTATATTTCATTTATCGTTGTCCTCTCTATCAATGTAATCAGGGCAGTTATTGTCTTTTTCTTTATGCCTTTGATGGTAAGTTAGGTCAAGTATTCCCGCTACGATATATACGAAGATGAGGGCTAATATAATTGCGCCAACCCCCGCTAATATACAAATAAATACAAATGCTACTCTATCAATTTCTATCATTTCTTTTTCCTCTCTTTCTTCGTAATTTCCATTCCTAATGCGGTCTTTAATGTATCAACAACCTCGCTTGTGTATTGAGGCGTATAGTTCTTGTATTGCTTAAACCAATCTTTGCCGAGCAGGTTTTCATCGCTCGCTCGTATTTTTAGTCCACGCTCAACGCATAGAGTGTCTAGGTATAAAATGAAGTTTCTTTGTTTCTCGGTCATATCATTCCTCACTTTCTAGGTCATCTAGCATGGCGTTCCATTTATTAATCTCGGCTTTCGTTTCCGCTTCGATATATTCCCAATTAATGTCGTATGGCTTTAAGGTGTTTGAGTTCATAACCAACTCTTTGTATTCTTTGAAACACTTGGTTTCCATAAAGTTAAGTATGCTTTGGTTGAGTTTTTTACATGTCGCACTATCAACATGCTTCTCGTTGAGCAGGTATTTATATAACACGCTTACCCACACACTCTCATCGGCTAGAACACATATACCCTTAATACGCATTTGGTTGATTAGGTCTTGTGTATTAGGTATGTATTCCACTTTTGCTCTTGGTCTAAATGTTCCTTTTTCTAATTCGGTCTTAAAGCAACTTCTTATATAGGCACTTGGGTTTGCCTTACTTTCGACTTCCACTTCGATTAACCATTCGTTAAATCGTTCTTCGCTAAAATCGTTTTCGTTTGTCGTTTCGACTATTCTATTAATGTAGTTAATTACCTTTATGTCTAAATAATTTGGTATAGTTAATAACTTCATATATGTAATTCACGCTCGCCTTTCTACTTCTTTTTCGATACCACGATTTTGAATATGTAATAATTTATATCTTGGTATATATTCTCTTAACTTAACTTATCTTTACTTATCTTTGGTTTCCATTCCCGATACATTCCCAAACCTTGACAACTTCATCGTTATTCAACTTATCGGTAATTTGCCTATTTTGTATTGAAGTATTACAACTTCTACAAATAATAGATATATTTGTAAGTTCGTGTTTTCCACCAAGAGAAATAGGTATGTTATGTTGAATGGTCGGCATTGTTCTATCGTTAGACATGCTCATCTTACAATGACATATAGGACATTCTTTGCCATTAAACGCTTGCCTAATTTTGTAAGTAAAAGAATAAGGCAACTCGCTATCTTTCATCGCTTCGTATCTCGTTTTTCTCGCACCCTCTAATTGTTTCTTTTCTTTTGTTTGAGTAGCAACTTGGGGTAATTCGCCAACACTTTCACTTGGCAACAATGTATAAGCACCATTTTCATCGAGATTAAGCATTTGCACTTGCTCTTGATATTTAGAAGCAACATACCTATCTTTCCTTATTGTGTTGTGAATTAGCCAATGCTTAATAATAATTAAGCCGTTTTCCTCAAATGGTATGACAAACTTTTTGGCAATAAGTATTCTTAAATCATCATCGGTTGCGCCAACTACACGCTTTATTGCGTTTGGGTTATCAATGACACCATCATCATCAGCCCTCATTCCTAAATGAAAATAAAGATTTTGGGTTGTAGATGGCATTGATAAGAAACTATCGCTATCTACTATGTCTAAACTAAACATTCTTCTATTTGCCATTATTTAAGCCCTCCATTTCTTCCTGCCACATAAGTCTTTACGCCAAACATGGCTTGTATTTCGTTTTTCATTTTGTATTCGTTCGCATATCTATCGCTTAAATGTGTTAGGAAGATACCCTTACAATTCGATAAGTCCATTTTGGCTAGTCCTTTTTCCGTTCCCCTCAAACTCGCATGAGAGTTAATGTTTCTTTCCATTTGTTTGAGTTTGATATTGTTTTCACGCTTTTCCTCATCATCGGGCAACAATACTTCATTCCTTTTTTTGAGTTCGTTATATTGAGCGTAAACAACTTTATGGTCGTAATTACATTCGATGAACACATAATCGGGTTTGAAATGAGATATATTTGTAGTAAATCTCTTGTGGTCTATGATGAAGATTACACATTCGGTAGCAGTTTTTAAGATATAGCCCACGCTTCCCTCGACATCATGCTCGACATCAAAGCACATTCCAAATAGCCCGTTTGCGACACGAAACTTTTGTCTTGGCTCGATTACATTACCTTTAAGGTTAAGTGCCTCTAATGTGCTTTTGTGAGCGAATAAAGGTATGTTTAGTCTTGTAAGTTCCCTCGCACTTTTACAATGGTCTTGGTGTGAATGGGTAATCAGGCATGCTTGAACTTCACTTAAATCAATGTTGTTCTCATTACACTTTTTGTAGATTTCTCTTATTCCAATACCACATTCCAACATAATCTTGGTTGAAACCCCACCCACATCGAAGTCTAGGACAAACGCATTTCCACTGCTTGATGAAGCCAAACAATACGCTTTCACTTTCTTTACCTCTTAAAATGGCAAATCGTTATCGGGCATTTCGACCTGTTTTTTTGGTGCTTATTCCGTTTCTTCATCGGTTGTGAAGTCGGCTAATACATCATCATTCAAGTCCTCATCGAGTTCTTTTTCGACTTTCGCCACGACATTCTTTCTTTCAAGGACACTATCATCTTTTTCTTCAAACATGTTTTCCACTGCGTTCTTAATAAATGAGGTGTCGTATTCTTTTGGGTAGTTTTTAAGGGCGTTGTTTTTCATTTTTCTTAAAATCATTTGCTCTTTACTACCGCCACTTGTATAAGTTGGGTTGACATATTGTAAGATTTCTTCATCGGCAAGCATTTCATCGAGTGTCATTTTCTCGGCTTTTTCGTTAATTTTGTCGTAAAAACTATCTCTTGCTTCCTTATCAACTTCGTTTTTGGTATAGGTTTTGCCATACTTACTTGTGTGTTCGACCTCTTGGGTAAACGCATATAAGGTGTTTTGTCTAATTTGAGCGATGATATTGGCTTTCACGCTATCTCTTGTAGCCATTAAGTATTCAACACTTCCATCTTCCTTTTCGGCAGGATAGACCACTGCGATAACTTTGTTGTTTGCGTTCTTTAATTGCGGTTTGTAGATAGGTGGTGTCATTTCGATACCATTGAATTGAGGCATGATAAACTCATCGCCCTCTCTAACTAGAATTGCATTGTGTAAGCCACTACCTTTTTTAAGTCCAACGCCATATTTACGGACAAGTTTTTCATTACCTGCCCCTTGTGGTTTGATAGCGATTGTATATACTTCGGTCTTGCTTCCCTCCTCATCTTCTTTTGTGGTTTTTCTTAAATCAAAGTAGATTTCGCTTGGGATAGAAGCATAATTTAATTCGGTATAGCCAACATTTTGGACTTGTAAACGCAATAGCGTTGGGTCGATTTTATTGATTTCAATACCCTGTGCTTTGGTAAATGCCACAATGCCTGCGATACAATTAATCGCACAAGTTCTTCCATAAGGCGTGAAGTCCGCCCCAAACTCTTGGTTGGCTTTGTCTAATTCGCTTAATAATTTTTCTTGTATGGCTAGTCCACCCGTTAAGGCGACTTCGCTTTTATTTGTTTTTGTTAATTCGTTTTTTGGCATAATAGTTTTCCTTTCTAAAACTTAACTACTATTGGTTTCATCACATTGTCCTCGACACGAACGCATATAATTTGAGCATTGGTCTTAAACTTGTTATGTAATGTTTCGCTTGATATTTCGCCACCCTCATCAAATAGATAAGGCAATTCGGTAAGGTCTAGTTCTTTTCTAATGGCTTCTACGATAGCGATACCTGTGATGATTTTTTCGCTCTTACTAGCACTTTTCCAAAGTGTATCGGTGCTTTCGTTCTTATCGACATCATAGACATAAGGTTTACAAACGGGGTCAAAGCCACCATTGATATTCTCTTTAATGAGTTGAAACTTAATCTTTCCAAACACTTTTGCGATATGCTCATCTAACACTCTTAATTTTGTGTAGATATATGTTGTTAATGCTTCACGCTTTTGTTCGACTTGAATTAAGGTTTTTGAAACGGCTTGTCTTTCGGTTTTAACGCTATCTAATAAGGTCATTTGTCTTTCGTAGTAATTCATATCATCAATAACCTTTTGAGCGTTTATTTTGTCGCTTTCGAGTTTCATAACAAGTTCGTAATTATCGCTTGCCTTTTCGCTCGCTTTCGCCTTTTTGTCGGCTAGTTCACTTTTGAGTTTCTTTTCTTTTTCTCTTAAAGCAACGAGTTCATCACTTTCCTTAAATACAGGTTTTTCAAATGTTTCTTTTTCAAGTTCCACAAGTTCCTTTTTGAGTTCATCAATTTTGGCTTGTGTCTTAACTTCATCTTGGTAATATGCTTTGGCTTCGTTGTTAAGACACAA